GTTCAACTCCTATACGGTCGCCAACCTCCGCACTTTGGCGGTAGCGAGAGATGTCAAAATATTTTGCGAAGAGTCGAAGGCGACGAGAGTAGTAGCGATCGACGACGGTGGCAGCTCTTCTATGCTGTTTTCGGGATTGGTTGCTCGCCTTCTGCATGAGCCGTATTTTACCGTCCTTGATCGCGCAACTGCCTGCCAAGATTCTGCGGGCATAGCCGAGGCTGATTTGATTATTGCCGAAAGCAGAGTGCCAGAATTCGAACAATACGCAAGTTCGCTGAAGTTCCTATACACTGCGAATATTCCACGCAACATCATGTCATCGAGATATCACCCAAGGATAAAAAATAGATAATGCCACACTGCGAAATTATTATCAGCGACGAAGTGAACTGCAAGATTACCAACCTAACACTCGATGCTAAGAAGAAACTGGTCAATACCTTCAAGTACGAGATCCCAGGTGCTCGCTTTATGCCAGCAGTTCGCCTCGGTCGTTGGGACGGCAAGGCGTCTTTCTTCAGCCTTGGCGGCGACACATACATCAACCTCCTGCCGGAGATCATCCCAATTCTCGAGGCTTACAACTTCCAGATTGAGCTCGTTGACAACCGATCGTATCAAAATCACTTTTCGTTTGCGCCAGTGGAAACAGACGAGCATTCGGCAACAAACTGGCCCGCTGGTCACATCCTTGAAGGCAAGCCAATCCTGCTAGACACACACCAGCTGGAAGTGATCAACGCCTTTCTCGAAAATCCGCAATCTATGACCCAGGCCGCCACTGGCGCTGGAAAGACCGTGATTACTGCCACGCTGTCAAAGAGAGTGGAAGAGTTTGGACGATCGTTGGTGATCGTCCCAAACAAATCACTGATCACTCAGACTGAGGCGGACTACAAGCTCCTTGGTCTCGATGTTGGCGTCTACTATGGGGACCGGAAGGAGATCGGCCGAACCCACACGATCAGCACCTGGCAGAGCCTGAGCACTCTTCTCCGTATGCAGAAGAAAGGGCAAGAGACGCAGGCTGACTTGTCAGACTTCCTCGACGACCTGGTGTGCGTAATCGTTGACGAGTGTCACGGCGTGAAGGGCGACGATCTCAAAACGCTCTTGAGCGGGCCATTCGCCAAGGTTCCGATTCGATGGGGACTCACCGGCACCATTCCGCGGGAGAAGTTCGCCGCGGTCGCTTTACAGGTCTGCATCGGCGAAGTAGTCTCAACGGTCGCAGCCTCTGATCTTCAAGACAAGGGGTTTTTGGCCAACTGCCATGTTCATATCAAACAACTAATCGACCACTCTGAGTTCAAGAATTATCAGCAAGAGCTGTCTTACCTGGTCACCAACCCCGATCGAATCGAGCACATTGCTAGAATTCTCAAAGACATCTCTGATTCTGGAAATACTCTGGTATTGGTAGACCGCATCGCGACTGGGCAGATGTTGCAGGCAGGGCTCGACGATTTAGGGATCACATCAGTTTTTGTATCAGGCAGCACCAAAGAGTCCGCCCGAAAAACGGAATACAAGGAGGTGGCCACATCAGATGACAAAATCATCATCGCAACCTACGGCGTGGCTGCTGTTGGATTGAATGTCCCGAGAATCTTCAACCTCGTAATGCTTGAGCCCGGCAAGTCGTTTGTTAGAGTGATTCAATCCATTGGCCGAGGGCTCCGAAGAGCGCATGATAAAGACAGCGTTGACATTTGGGATATTACCAGCAACTGCAAGTTTTCAAAGAGGCATTTAGTTACTCGCAAACAGTTTTATAATGAACAAAAGTACCCATTCTCTGTCGAAAAACTTGACTGGAAGAAATAATCAACTATAATATAATAATGAATATCCTAAATCTCGAACACAATTCTAGTTATGAACTGGACACACTACCCGATCACGCAGATGACATTCGGTTTGCTGTCTTCGACAATTCTGATCCACGCGACCCAGATTACCACTTTATTCCGCTGATCTTTTTAGAGTCATTTTCCTCGCCAGCGTTGGTACTGAAGATTGGCGAACATCGAATAAAGATGCCAGTGGATTGGCAAATATTGATCGGCGAGCCTGATTTCGGCGATCTGGAAGTTTTGCCATTGACATCGGTCAATGATCGTGGATTCAAGGCCTTTGAGTTCAATCCATTGAGTAGTTTCAAGCCTACCTTCCCTGGGATTGAAATTGTTGATGTCTACAATGATGTCGCTTGGTATGCTCCGAAACTAAAGAATGGCCAGATGCTAGCCGTGCCGCTTCGCGGCGGACCCACTCCGCCGTGCGTGTATTTCGTGAAGGATATATCACGTAATGCAGAGATTGTCAACTACTCTCTGTGTTGGTAAGAACATGGCTGAAAAACTCGACATATTCGAACTTCTCAAGCAGGCCAATGCCAAGAACAAAGGATTTTATGATTCACTGTCTGATGAGATGAAAAAAGGGTTTGCACCATTGGTGGCGATGCGCTGGATGTCCGTGCCTGGAACAGACGGTGAACTTGGTCATTATTACATAGCCAGCGCAAATCATTATGTCAATAAAAACTTTTTTGATCTGAGCAAGCATCCTAAACTTCAATGGTTACTGATGACCGCAGCGGCGCCAGGGCTGGGTAATCAACGACACCAGTGGATTGGAATGAAAAAGAAAGAATCGACGACTAAGGGGAAGTTCAACAAGGTCAAGATACTTCAAGAACTTCACCCCACTTACAAGCAAAAAGACATTGAACTATTAGCGGCGCTAACTCCAGATGATGAAATCAAAGACTACCTTAGAAGAAGTGGTGAAGGGGCTTGATATCAAGAAACCCGATCCGCAGTTTATCTGCAGATACTGCCAAAAAGCGTTTGTTAGAGAACAAAGCCTGGCAGTTCATTTATGTGAACAGAAAAAACGGCATCAAGACCAAACTGAGCCCGGGATTAGACTAGCATTCAATGCTTTCAGAAAGTTTTACGAAAGTACGCAACACAGCGCCACCCCAAAAACATTCGCAGATTTCGCCAAGAGTTCGTACTACGCTGCCTTTGCTAAGTTTGGTCGATACATGGTGAGTATCAATGCCATCAACCCGGCGGCGTTCAGTGACTGGGTTTTGAAACAAAACAAAAAGATCGATCAGTGGTGTTCTGATCGCGTCTATGGTGAGTATCTCATCTACTACCTCTATCACGAGGCCGTGAGTGATGCGTTAGAGCGGGCGATCAAGAAAGCGATACAATGGAGTGAGGAGAACGATGCTCCGTTCAGTGACATGCTCAGGTACGGCAATACGAATGCGAATTGTTTCGCAATATCAACAGGGAAGCTCTCGCCGTGGGTGTTGTATAGTAGCGACTCTGGGCAAGCATTTCTGAATTCCCTGACTCCCGATCAAATCAAGATTATATGGGATGTAATCGACCCAGACAAGTGGGCGAAAAAGTTATCGGCGAACACGGCCGACTGGGACTATGCCAAGACTATCCTAAAGGCGGCCGGATGGTAGAGCGCGATGTTCAATCGTTGGCTGGCGATATTGACATTGACATCGCCGATCGCGAAAAGCTGTTGAAGCTGATTCCGCATACGAGAGCTTCGCAATACACCAATGGTGAACTCAGGCGCCATAACTCAGGATTTTATGCTACACCAATACCATATGATCCGTTTATACAAGCAGCCGCGATTGATTATGAAACTGCAGAAAAAAGGGGCTATGTAAAGATCGACCTTTTGAATATGTCGGTATATGAATTGATTCGTGACCAGGCTCATTACAAGAAGCTGTTAGCGGACACCCCGCCATGGGAGCGACTATTAGATAAAAAATTCTGTCGGCGGGTGATCCATTTGAGTAACTGGCACCATATCATCAAAGATCTCAGAGAGCCGATTGATTCAATTCCACGACTGATGATGTTCTTAGCGTTGATACGCCCTGCCAAGAAACACATGATTGGGTACTCTTGGAAAATGATTGCTGAAACCATATGGGACAGGGACGCAGCGGATGGGTATTCATTTCGCAAGTCGCACGCTTGTGCCTACGCCCATTTGGTGGTTTTACATATGAACATTCTAAACGAGCAGCATGGCAGCACACGCACATTGTCTACCATAAAATCGCCCACTATCGCATCCTGGTCACCAGGGTGATTGATCGTCGCTTTGTTTTTTTCTTAGACAGTTCACTGAGTGAGGTACACGGACCCCAAAGAATCTTCAAATCTTTGTTGACAAAGGTACGCAAAAACGGCTTGAATATTGCCCAGTCCTCTTTTAGAAAAATGTTGATTGGAATCTGTCTGTTAGACTCTTCCCACCATTCTGACGCCAAAGCCAGATACTGTTTCTTCAATTCAGGTTCAACAATATCCCCAAAATCGTATATGGTAGTGATAAAATCATCCCTATTCTGGATGACACCGACATACTCGTCCCCGCCATATACACACATGGTGATAAATGGATATTTTTCAGATAAAATGTTGAACAAGCTGTTTCCCATAAATAGAAGAGGAGATAAAAATGTACTCAACTCTGATTTATTTATATCAGCAAAAACGAGTAGTGTTGCTGCCTGAAGAAGATGCAGCAATTCACAATATAAGGTGGAACCCGGTGTACGCACAAACATTGAAACTAAACAAAGGTATTGACAATGTCATTCTTTTTCAATGCCTCAATCAAGACCAAAAGCCTGTCAACATTTCAGATTCTGGATTTGTGTTTAGGTTGATTGACCACGCCGGCAAACAGCTTCTATTGACTACAGATTTAGAGGCGGTTGATCTAACCAAAGGAAAACTCAAGTTGGTACTTAGGTCTTTTGAAATTGCCAACATTCCGCCACAGCTATGCTCATACAGCGTAACTCGGGTTAGAGACGAGTCTGAGCTTTTGCCAGACAGCTCGTTCTTAGACAGCTCGTTACTTGGCCGTGATTTCGTTGAAGGTGTACTCGTCGACGATCATTCGGGCGCGCGCGGCGTCATTGAGATTCTGGATTCGGTATTCCCTTCGTTCATTCCGAGCCTGGCCGTTACGGTACCAGACCCGTGGGTGCCGTCAGGCGAGGTCTCGCCCGAGGGGTCGATTGGCCCCAATGGCGCTTGGTATGATGCGGGTGATACCGTTGTCGTGTCCGACGATACGCCGTTGATGCTGACCGTGGTCGGCCATTACGATCAGGTGAGGCTAAAATTCGTGCCAACCGCCGGAACGGTCGAACGCATCAGTGCCAGGTGACCGTTCCGCTGTATTGTGACCGCCCACCCCTGCTATAATATCATGCACCATGTTTGACATTACCACGATCATCCCGGCGCGCCACCGGCGAACGCAGAAGGGCTGGTGGTCTTTTGATTGCCCAGTGTGTCACCTCCATAATACCTCGTCCGACAAGCGCGGGCGCGGCGGCATTCACCTCACGCCTGACGATGGGTGGGCGTATCACTGTTTCAACTGCAACCACCGAGCTAAATTCGTCCCTGGCGAAACGCTGTCTTTGGCAGCTAAGCAACTGCTGCGAGGCCTCGGTCTCACGGAGGAAGACCTCACCTTCATCAATCTAGAAAGCATCAAACAGAGAGGGTTGCTGAATTACCTAGACCCAGCACCGCAGGCTTCGGTGGTTCCGAGCATGCGGACCATCGAGTTCGAGACCATCGACCTCCCTGGAAAAATGTTGAACACCAGCGATCCCGCGCATAAATCCTATGTGGACTATTTGACCAGCAGGTGTATCGACATCAACCAATACCCGTTTTTAGTGGACGACAAAGCCAAGAGAGACGGAATAATAATCCCATTCACGCATAACGGAAAAGTCGTCGGCCACACTACCAGATACTTCGACGATGCGACGCCGAAATACCTTTCCCATCAGCCCGACGGGTATGTCTTTGGTTTGGATTATCAGCTGCCTGATTGGACATATCTCATCGTGGTCGAGGGGCCGTTCTGCGCAATGTCAATCAACGGGGCGGCTGTTCTTCATCAAGTGATCTCGGGTAGTCAGCTGGCAATGTTACGAGCGACCCGAA